CCCAAACGCTAGTTTAAATTCTGGAACATCTGTATATCGACCTAAAGAAGGTGTTGGACCTATGATTACATCGCGTAATAATACTAAAAAAAGAGACTTTAATCTAAATAAACTAACTTCAAAAGAAGCTGAAAAGTTTAGATTGGAAAGTAATGCTGATTTTGAAGAAACGATTCGTTTTTCCAATGTTTATAACCGATGTATTGGATTTGACTCCTCTTATTGGCATTGTGCTAATGAATTTGCTCAAAAAGACGAAAAAGAGCAACGTTTGACCTTGATTATTTTCTGGCATGAGATATCTAGTGGTCAGACAGGAATACAAAGATCGGCAATGGAAATTATATAATGGACCCGTTAGTAATAGTAGCAAAGTTACAAAAACTTATTAGAAATAATCTTCAACGTGTTGGGGATACTATGATTAGTGGCGGTGTTGACAATATGGAGAAATACCAGTATATGTTAGGACAGGCACGTACGTATCAGTACATGCTTCAGGAAATCTCTAACCTGCTAGAAAAGAAGGAGCAAAAAGATGAACAAGGTAACGTTATCGACCTCGGAAAAGGAAATCCCAAAACATAAAAATGCTTTGGAAGAAAAATACAAATCCGAACCTCAAGAAGAACCATTAAATCCAGACAATATTCAAAAACAAAAATCCCAGTTACCCGCTCCTAGCGGCTGGCGACTTTTAGTTTTACCCTTTACACCAAAGGAAAAGACTAAAGGGGGTATTTTCTATGCTCAAGAATCTTTAGAAAAATTAAGAATCGCAGTTAACTGCGGTTATGTGTTGAAAATGGGTCCGTTGGCCTATTACGACAAAGAGAAGTTTCCAACGGGACCGTGGTGCAAAGAAGGACAATGGGTTATCTTTGCTCGCTACGCAGGATCAAGATTACCCATCGAAGGTGGAGAAGTTAGAATTCTAAATGATGACGAAGTTCTAGGAACGATCGACAATCCAGAGTCTATACTTCATCATATTTAAACATAGGAGGAACTATGCCAAAAGAGCAAGTCAAAGAAAAAGAAGAAGAAAAAACAGTTGATATTGATTCTTCAGGACCTGATACCGAAGTCGAAATTAAAGATGACCAGGAAAAGGAACTAGAAAAAGAAGCAACTGCAGAACCGGAAAAGCCGGTTGAAGAGAAGCAAGAAACAAGTGACGAGAAGCAAGAAACTAAAGTTGAAGAAAAAGACGACAAGAAACAAGAATTAGAACAGTACAGCGAAGGTGTTCAGAAAAGAATAGCTAAGCTGACTAAAAAATGGCGAGAAGCGGAAAGACAAAAAGAAGCCGCTATTGATTTCGCCAAAGGTGTTCAGGCAGAACATTCTGAGTTAAGAAACAGGTACTCTAAATTAGAGCCTAATTATGTAAAAGCTCTAGAACATAGAGTTACTGCTGGAATGGAAGCTGCTAAAGCTAAACTTGCTGCGGCAAGAGAAGCTGGTGATATTAATGCTGAAGTTGAAGCACAAAAGAACATTGCTCAATTAGGTGTTGAAGAAACTAGACTAACGGCTTTAAAAGAAAGACAGTCTCAAGATAAGGAACAAGAGGTTAAAACTCCTTCCTTAAAAGACACTGTTGACAGGCAAATGCCAGCACCAGATCCAAGAGCTGAAGCGTGGGCTGAAAAAAATGCGTGGTTTGGGAAAGACAGCGCTATGACCTACACGGCTTTTGATTATCACAAGAAGTTAACTGAACAAGAAGGGTTTGACCCTAATTCAGACGAATATTATGCTGAAATCGATAAGCGAATGCGTATTGACTTTCCTCATAAATTTGGTAAAACAGAATCACAGGAACCGACTAAAACTACACAAATAGTAGCGTCAGCGACGCGAAGTGTACGACCTGGTCGCAAATCTGTGAGACTCACTTCATCACAGGTAGCAATCGCTAAAAAATTAGGAGTGCCACTTGAAGAATATGCGAAACAATTAAAAATCACGAAGGAGGTATAGCATATGAAAAACGACAATATAAAAACTTCCCGTGCGAGTCAGACTAGATCTAAAACAATGAAAAAGACTACCTGGACTCCACCATCATCTTTAGATGCACCCCCTGCACCAGATGGGTACCATCATAGATGGATAAGAGCCGAGTCAATGGGCTTTGATGATACAAAGAACATGGCTGGTAAAATAAGATCAGGATACGAGCTTGTAAGAGCTGATGAATATCCAGATTCTGAATATCCAACTATACACGACGGTAAATACAAGGGAGTGATCGGAGTTGGCGGCCTTTTGCTGGCAAGGATACCAGACGAGATTGTTAAATCACGCGAGGCATATTTTAATAGTATGACTCAAGACGCAGACGCCGCGATTGAACAAGACCTCATGAAGGAACAGCACCCAGGAATGCCAATCAATGCTGAGAGGCAGACCCGTGTAACCTTCGGTGGAACTAAGAAGAACTAATTTATTAGCGATTCCTACTCCAACGAAATAACAAAAATAAATAGTAAACTGTGAATAACAGTTTACAAAAGGAGAAAAAACTATGGCAAATGTAGACGGAGCTTTTGGTTTTAGACCAGTAAGATCACTTGTTGGTGGACAAATCAGAACTGAAGAATACAAAATAGCCGCAAACTACAATACAGCTATTTACACTGGCCAAACTGTAGAAGCGGTTGCAGCAGGAGGAATTGAAGCGGCAGCAGCAGGAGATACTCAACAATCGGGTATTTTCGGTGGCGTGTCTTACACAGATCCTACTACAAGCAAACCTACTTGGAGCGCTTATTATCCAGCAAGCACTAATGCTTCTGATCTTAAAGCTTCAGTATATGCGGATCCTTATATTGTTTTTGAAGTCCAACACGATGGAACAGGAACAGCAGCTATGAATAACTCAGATTTTGACTTTGTCGGAACAAGTGGAAGCACTACTTCTGGACAATCAACTCAAGAGTTAGACACTTCTGAATCTGGAACATCTGGTGGATTTAAACAAATCGGTATATCGGAAGATCCGGACAACCAAGATACGAGCGCAGATAATTGCAATGCATACGTTGTATTCAATACAGGCGAACATATCTTTAAATTAACAACAGGCGTATAATAGAATAGGAGAACTAAATTATGGCTATATCACGATCACAACTAGTAAAAGAACTAGAGCCAGGATTGAATGCACTATTCGGCCTGGAATATAAAAACTATGCTAACGAGCATGCAGAAATTTTCGATACAGAAAATTCAGACAGAGCTTTTGAAGAAGAAGTTATGTTATCTGGATTCGGAAATGCGAACGTTAAACCTGAAGGTCAAAGTGTAAACTATGACGCAGCTCAGGAAACTTTCACAGCTCGTTACACTCACGAAACACTCGCTTTAGCTTTCTCGATCACTGAAGAAGCGATCGAAGATAACTTGTATGACAGACTTGCGTCTAGATATACAAAAGCATTAGCTAGATCTATGGCTAACGCTAAACAAGTTAAAGGAGCGAATGTTCTTAACAGAGCATTCAACAGTTCATACACTGGCGGCGATGGCTTAGAACTTTGTTCTACAGCTCACACAATCGTTGCAGGGACTTTCAAGAACGAGCTTTCAACAGCTGCGGACTTGAACGAAACTTCATTAGAACAAGCACTGGTAGACATCGGTGTAATGAAGGACGAAAGAGGTCTTAAAATTGCAGCAAAAGGAACAAAAATGATTGTTCCTAATGACTTGCAGTTTGTTGCAGAGAGATTGTTAAAATCTCCAGGAAGAACTGGAACAGCGGACAATGACATCAACGCAGCAAGAAGCATGGGGATGATTCCTCAAGGTTACGTAGTAAACCACTACTTAACTGATTCTGATGCTTGGTTCATTAAAACTGATGTTCCTAATGGACTTAAACATTTCGTTAGAGCACCTATCAAAACTGCTATGGAAGGCGATTTTGAAACAGGAAACGTTAGATACAAAGCTAGAGAAAGATACAGCTTCGGCTGGTCTGACCCTAGAGGTATCTTCGGATCACCTGGTGCGTAATCTAAATTAAATTAAAGGGGCCGCCTCAAAACGGCCCCTTTTTTATTGCAAAAAGGAAGAATTATGATAAAGGACTTTTTAGTGACGATAATTGCTCATGGGTACCGTACAAAGTTCCCCATTAAAGCTAAAGATTCACCAGAATCTATAGAACAATCTATAGTTGACAAATTGGGAGAAAAGAGTATAAAATGGGAACAATCGGGATTTTTTGATAAAGCCCGAAAATGGATAACCTATGAGGAGGTTATAAATGACCCAAGATCTGTACAAACAGAAAAAGTCCTTGGAGTTGAGTTGGGAACAGGAGTATAACCAATATGGTAAATACACTCTCAACATGGTCAGAATTGATAATAAAATCAGAGAAGTTATCAATGAGATCAAATTAGAAGAAGCGAAGATTGCGGATAGAGAAAATTCTATCACGAATTCAGCTCCAGAAGTGTCTATAGCCACTTAAACAAAAGCTATATCACTGAATTTAATTTCATAACGGAATTCCTTGCACTCTATTCAAAAAAGAGATATAAATTAATCACTATACAATTAATTAAGAACATAGACGAGTATAGTCGACGGCCTAGAGACTATGTTCACAAACTAGGAGGATAATTATGGCAAAAACAACTTTTTCAGGTCCAGTAAGATCTGAAGATACATTTAAGACAGTCAGTAAAGCGGCATCTACTGGAACGATTACTGAAGTCATCACTTTAGGTGATGGACCTGTCACACTAGGAGATGAAGATACAACTCTTACTAATGCTACACATAGTGGAAGACTAATTGTAGTTCCAGCGATCACATCAAATAG